CTTCTCCATCACGCGGTTGGTGGCCTGGAGCACCCGCCCGAGGTTGGCCCGGTCCCTCGGGCTCGGGCAGAAACTGATGAGTTCATCCAGCACCGCGCCCGTCGCGGCCTCGATCGCGTCGCCCGCCATCGCCTTGCCGAACTCCTCGTCGGAGACTTTGGCCGAGTCGGCCTCGGGCTTGCACACCGCGTAGACCACGTCGCACAGGAGCACGGGATCGCGGATGAACTTCTCGATGAGCGTCCCTTCGATGACCTGCATGAGGTCGACGCCCGTGAGCCCGCGCACGCGTTTGAGCGTGGCGACATTGATGTCCACCGTCCAGATCCGACCCGCGTTGTCCTTGAACTGCCGCATCCGTGCCTCCGTTGAGACGCTGTGTCGGTTGCACAGCGGTTGAACAGCCGGTGAACACCTGTTGCACCGAACCTGCTGCTGCAATTACGAACCGATCCATGAAGGCGCCGTCGCCGAGTACGTGACCTTGGCGGTCACCGAAACCGTGATGGCCTCTTCGAGGGCTTCGCTGCGGCTGAAGTTGGTGATCGAGAAGTCCGCTTGCAGGCCCTGACCCGCGGCCGCGTCGAGGATCTGGAGGCCGATGGGGTCGTTGTTGAAGAAGGCGTTCTTGATGGCGGTGAACCCGGCATCGCCGGTGTCCCAAACCATCTCGAACTCCACGCTCGCTTCCTTGAGCGTGGCGACCGTGGCCCGCCAGCCGCTGTTGGCTCGCGTGGTCACGTCCGCCTCGCCCGCCTCGAGGTTCAGCGTCACGTCCCGGGTGTTACCCAGTGCCGTCCACGCGCCTGCGCCTGCTTGGCCGCCCGTCTTGTACTTCAGGGCGGCTTCCATGCCGAGCTTGATTGCCATCGCTGACTCCTTTCACTCGGCGCTGTGGCCGACCACGAAGACCGTCTCGCCGCCTTTGCTCTTGACCAACAGATCCGCCAGGTTCACCCGCTCGAAGTAGTACTGCGTGCCCGGGGCAACATCGATGGGGTCCGTTTTGCCATCCGACAGCAGGAGGTCCTGCGTGTTCTTGTGCGATGCCGTGAGCGTGAACGTCGCCACGAGCTTCGTCGCCGACAGCGGCTTGTCGCCTCCGTCCAGATCGACTTTGAAGATGATGGCATTCCTCACGCTCTACCTCCGCTCGCGGTACGTCATACTCAGGACACTCGTGAACACCCGGTGCTGCTCGAGCGCCTCGCTCGACACCACCGGCTCGTTGTTGATCCCGACCCACGCCGCGTCGGGAAAGCCCTCCAGCCGCTTGAACCGCAGGTGATCCGCGATCGCCTCCACCAGCACGAGCAGTTCGTCGATCGCCGCGTCCACCCCATCGGCGGGGAGCTTCTTCTGCACGCCCACATCCAGGACGTATTCGATGGCCAGGCTGTCCCGCGTCACCGGCGACATCTGCAGCGTGCGGGGGACAACAGAGACCCGCAGGTCCTTGAGGTCCTCCAGCGTGAACGCGGGCTGGTACATGCGGACGGCCGTGACCGGCTGCCCGAAGGACCCAGCGCTCACGTGCGCCGCGACGGCGTCGGCGAGGGCGGCAATCGTGCTCAAGGGCCGCCTCCGATCACAGGCGAGCCCGTCGTTGGCACGCTCTGACGCGGCGAGTTGGATGTCAGCCCGGAGAGCTTGCCCTCGAGGAACCAGATCTTGCGTTCCATCTCGGCGTACTGAGCGCGGATGCTGCGGGCCTCGCCGATGAACTCATCGAGCCGCTTCTCCACCTGCTGGAGCTTGGTGGTCACCACGCCCCATTGGATGGTCATCGCGCCCGCCGCGAGCACGACCGTGACGACCACGCCAGCCCACCGAGCACTACCGCTTTGTCCATTGCCTTCTGCCATCGTTACTCCGTTGCGATGTGCTTGGTGTGAATCCGAAGAACCCTGCGGTACGGGTCGCTGTACCGGAACGGCGGCTGCCCTCCCGGCGCATTGACCTCGTACACGAACACGCTCAACCCGACCGCCTCTCGCACCTGATCGCCCGCCCGCGGGAGGATCGGGCCAGCGCCCAGGTCCAGATCCCCCGTCCGCACGAGGAAGTCCCGCGACTCCACTCGGTGGATGAGGCCCGCGTCGTCGGCCTGCTCGAACTCGGTCTTGCCGATGGTGGCCTGGACTTCCTTCTCGTCCGTGCCACGCCGGTAGAGGACAGGGCGCGAGAGGTGCTGGTGACGCTGGGCATCGAGGAAGGCCGCGCCGCGATCGAGCAGGTCGCCCACGCCGAACTCCTTATTGCTGCAGGCGAACGCGAACGATCGTGTCGGCGTCGACGGTGGCCTTCACCGCCTTGCCGATCAGCTTGTTCGCGCCGGCGGCCGCGTTCTTGGTGGCGTTCTGGGCGGCCGCATCCCAGTACGTGAGCGTGCCCGCGGGGATGGCGCTGCCCGCGCCGACCGCCTTGTTGAAGTCGAACACGCCGGTGACGGCGATCGATCCCAACTGGCCCGCCTTGATCGGGGCCTGCGCGACGCCGATGAGGTCGGCCTGCACCACCACCGCGCCGACGAGCACGTCTGCGCCGGGGGTGTAGTCGATCGAGCCGCCTTCCTGAACGAACTTTGCTGGTCCTGAAGCCATTCCTGAACCTCCATCTGTTGGTGGGCCATCGATGTCGATGCCCGATTGCTGATCGATGCCGCTTCCGAGCTCGCTGGGGAGCTCGCCGCCGAGCCCCCCAGCACCTGTGCTTCCCTGCACGGGCATGGCTTACACCTCGCCCTTGCTCTTCACGCCGCCGCGCGGGTCCTGCAGGTTGACGCCGAAGTCGTGGTAGCCACGCATCCGGATGCCAAGCATGTTGAAATCCGCCTCCGCGGTCTCCACGGTGGGTGACTCGTTCCCGTTGAGGAACGCGACCTCGATGATCGGCAAGTCAGACGGCTCCGCGAGGAGGTACCACGCCTTGGCCGAGTTGCCCGTGTAGAGCGCATTCGCCAAGTAACGGCTGACCTCGATGCGGAACTTACCCTGGTGCGGGTTTGCGATTGGGAACTTTGCATTCGGCGCGGTATCCCGGAGCTCGACGCTCTTGTAGAGCTGCGTTCCCATCGCCGAGAGCGCCGTCGGCACCAGCATGATCGCGGGCATCACGCCCGTGGGCTTGCCGTCGGAGTCCACGAGGTCCATGAAGGCGACCTCGCCCTTGGTGAGGCCGTCGATGCCGAGCGCGGTGTCCGCGCCTGAGATGAAGTTCTTGTTGCCGGCGCTGAAGAACGCGGCGTTGTTCATGAACGCCGTCCAGAAGACGTCGTTGATCTTCAGGCCCGAGCCACGACCGAGCTTGCGGGGGACCGTGGTGATCGCGCCGAGGTCATCGTTGATGATGTCGCGGCGGTCGATCGAGAGCATCAGGCCATAGGTGTCGGCCTTGTTGGTGTAGGTCTCCTCGCCGAGCGTGCCCTGCTTGAGCTCGCCGCCGGGGGCGACCTGCTCGTACTGGTCCCTCCCGGTCAAGCGGTAGCTGGTGACGGTCTTGAAGTCGCTGACGTTGCGAACAGCACAGATGTTCCTCCATACACGCTCCACGCTGAAGAAGCCCTCCAAAAGGAACTTGTTGGCGACGTTGGAGAGGATGCCCCCTACATCGATAGTGGTTATCCCAGCCTCGATGCCCCGGCCAAACGCCGCCTCCAGTACCTGCCGATGGTCGCGATAGCCCCCGCCCGCGTACCCGTGCACCCTCGCAGCCTCGCACAGAAGTTGTCGGAGGCCAATGCCGTTGCGGAAGTGCTTGGACGCCAGCTCCAGCGATTGCTCGGAGCAGTGCTGCTCGATCTCAGCGAAGCGAGCGCTCTGAAGGCACGCCGCCTCAAGTATCTCGCTGGTCAGACTGTTGTCGGGCGCGTGGATGGCCGGGGCCTTGGGGCGGCTGGCGCGGAGGACCTCGAGCTCCGTGCGCGTGGCATCCCAGTTGTCGCGGATGGCCTGGGCCTCGATCTCGCTGTGCTTGCCACCGCAGACCTTGCGAACGGCCGCGATACGGGCGGTCTCAGCGAGCGCCGCCGCGCGAACCTGCTCAGGCGTCTGCTCGGTGGCGATGATTGGGGACGGGGTGGGATTGGAAGTCGTGGGATCGTCGGCCATGACGCTGGGCTCCTTGTTCTGACGCGCGGCGATGCTCGCGCTGGTGCGGCCGTCTGCGCCGAGATCCACGAAACTGATCTCGCCGAGCGTGGCCTTGCGGACGACGTTGACCGGGCCGGTGAGTTCCTGGCCGTTGACCGTCGCCTTCTGGTTGTCCTTGATGAACTCGAACTCCTCGACGCTCGCGCCGACGGAGGCCTGCCAGGGGAACCCGTTCCGGCTGGAGGCCACGACCTCCTTGGCGGCGGGCGTATCGCGTGAAATCACGCCTGTGGCGACGAGTTGCCCCGCTTCGACGCGAATCGCATCGGTGTGACCGACGCCCGAGAGCGGGTCGTGCCCAAAGCGGATAGGCCGTGCCTGCGAGGGGACGGCGAGGCCGGCGAGATCGATCACGACGGGGTGCCGCCAGCCCGCGACGCGCATCGCGCCACCCGTGTAGGCGACCATCTTGAAGCGGGGGAGAGGCGCAGCCTCCCCATCGGCCGCAGCAACGACGGTGATGTCGGCGGTTGCGGTGAGCGTGAGAGCGGGAATGGTCTTCTTGGGGTCAGCGGTGACTGGCACTGGCGGTCTCCTCATCAACTTGGTCTGCGGGATCGGTGTCCGCGGCGGGCGCGTTCGCGGCCGGAGCGGCAGCCGGTGCGGTTGCCAGCGCGAGGCCGAGCTTGTTCATGAGCGTGAGCTCTTTTGCACGCTGGCGGAGTTCCTGCTCCCAGTCGCGGCCTTGCCGGGCGAACTCCGCGGCGAGCGTGGTCGTGTGGTTGGCCAGTCGCGTGGCCTGGGCGTTGGCCTCTTTGGCGGGATCAACGTGCTCGACGCCATCCCAGAACCAAGCATGCTCGGGCAAGGTGGCGGCGATGGTCCGCAGGGATTGCGGGAGCAGACCTTCGACAAGCACGGCCTCGTTGAGCCACGCCTTCAGGATGCGATCGAGCACGGCGAGCTGCAGGTGGTGCTGCTCGACGCGGATGCTCTTGTAGTACACCTGGTGGTCAAGGCGACCGCTGGCGTAGTTGTAACCCGAGGAATTGCCGGCAGCGACGTTGAACGGCATGTTCAGGCAGCGGGCGATCTCGTTGAGGATCTCGCGCTTGAACTCGCCGAACGTTGTCGTCGGCTGCTCGGCATGGACCTGGCCCAGCTTCCATCCGCCCGGAAGTACGGTGGCGAGACGCTGTTCGAGTTCCACCTCGTCCATCGGCTCCAACGGATCGGCCTCGCCGTTGGCGGGGCTGTCGGTGTAGATGACGGCGGCGAAGTTGGCGGCGGTCTCGGCGGCCGCGATGGTCGCCAGCGTGTACCGGCGGAGCTGCGCAAAGAGCGGGAGCGCCGGTGTGATGTCAGGTATGCCGCGGAGTTGGCCGGGCCGGTCCGGACGGAAGTAGTGCACGACCGAAGAGGCCGCGAACGTGTCGTAGGCCGTGAGGTCGTCGATGGGCGTGCGGAACACGCCGCTATCACCGGGGTGGCGCTTGAGTACGCGGTACGCGGAGGGGTTGCCCCACTCATCCAGAGCGATGCCGTCGATCTCGTCGTTGCGCCCGCGGCGCAGCAACGGCGTGCAGACCTGGTCCGCTTCGATGAGCTTGAGATCAAGCGATACGGGCGAGCCCGCCGACGCGATGCCGGGGTTGTTGATCAGTAGCGCGAACGCCTCACCGCTCTCTGCCCGGGCCAGCCGCATGGTGCGGAGCTTTCCGGGGAGGTCGACCGCCCGTGACCACTGCTCGAACGCATCCTCGATGCGAGCATTCGCATCGGCGTCGTCAGTGAGCATCTGCAGCCGGGGACCGGTGCCGATGGTGTCGTTGGCGAGCGTGAGGACGATGCCCTTGGCGTAGGAGTTGTTGGCGACCTCGTAGCGGGCGCGGTTGCGGAGGACGCGTCGCACCTCCGGGTTGATCGCGGCGTTGGGCGAAAGGCCGTCCGCGTTCGCCCAGTGCTTGCGGTTCTCCGGCGTGGTCTTGGCCGAGTCGAACTTGGCGACGACGAGTCGACGCGCTCCGCTTCCCGCACGCGGCCCGCGTCCCTGCGAGCCTCGCGCAGGTGCGGAGGAGGGGGAGAGATCGCTGGGAGTGATTCCCCGCGTGGCCCGGCTCAGGATGTTGGCGATGGTCTTGAGCATGGCGGATCGGGTCAGACAGAACCGGGGGGGACGATCTTGGCGAACTTGATGCCGAGGCCGTGCTTCCTCGCGGCGGCCTTGGACGCGAGGTAGCGGTCGGCCTCGATCTGGTCCTTCAGCGGGTGCTGCTCGACAGACTGACCATCCACGGACGCCTTGGCAGGCTGCGACGCGGCGTCGCGGAGGACCTGGTCGGGATCCGGAGATGGTGGGGCGTCGGGCACAGCAGGCTCCTCGTCTCGAAACGACGAGACGTCTCCCGGCTACATACGCCGTCGCTGGAGCCGCTGTCCGCTTTGCGCAGCGCTTGAGTCAAGTCATTCGATAGATCGAACGGGCTACGCCTGGGCTTCCCTAGTCGAGACACGCCGCCCGCAGTGCCGGCACTCCCGCCGGCGCACAATCGCACCGGTAATCCGCTTGAGGTAGATCACCCGGAAGTGCTGGCATCCACAGACACGACACACCAGCCCGAGGGGCTGGTCCTTCTCCGTCGGGACGACTCGCCGCAAGCGTGGCATCAGCGACGGTCTCCTCGGATGGCCGACAGTCGAATGCGTGGCCGGTTCGGCACTCGGGCATCAGTGCCAAACAGCACCGCGCCCTGCATGGACGCGGCGACCGCAGCGCCGACCAACCCGTCGAGCCAGTGGTTGTCGAGCCCTTCGACCCGCAGCTTCCATTCGTCCACGGTGCGGCCCCGGCCCTCCGTCCGCACGCGGTACTCGCTGGTGAGGTGCTCCGACAACAGACGGTGTGGCTCGGACTTCTGGCCGAACAACGAGAGGCCTCCAGGATCGCCCATGGGCACCGCCAGCCTCGCGTGCACAAAGGACTTCCAGTAGTTCGTGTCGAACAGGACGTGCCGCACCGCCCGCTTTCCGGTCACGATCGGCACGCGCCAGTTCAGCCCGACCCGCTCGCCGCGTTTGCGCTTGTAGTCGCTGAAGGGAAGGCTGCTCGCGCCGACATACCTGCCGTGGCTGGGGGTGAGCACGCTCGCGTGCGGGCTCTGGCGACAGAACTGATAGACCACGTCCGTCGACGAACCCCAGTTGGCATCGATCAAGCATCGGTCGATCCGCACCATTGCGCCGTCATCGCGTCGCCACTCGCGAGCGACCGTCGCCTCGATGAGCCGCTCCAGGCCGCCGTAGATCGCGCCTTCGACGCCGGCGCGGGGCGACGCGGCCCCGAGCGTCCGTCGCACATCCCGAAGCGTGAAGTACGCCTGCTTCTGGTCCGGCTCGGTGCCATAGTCGATGATGTGCCCCGTGAAGTCGTCTTCCCAGGCGGCCACAAGGTAGAACAGTGTCTTGCCCTGCACGTCCACGAACATCGTCAGGTGCGAGCACCCAAGTGGGACAAGCCCGCGGGCGTGCCCGTTCACCTTCGCCGCGATCTGGTCGGCGCTCAGCAGGTCGTCCGCGACCTCAACCTCGGGCAGCGGCTCATTCTGGTACTCGGCGAAGAATGCGGCCTCGTTCTGCAGCCGCAGGTTCATGGCGTGCTGCACCGCCGACAACTCGTCGTGGTTGAACCGCTCCGGCCAGGCGATGACCGCTCCCTCATCCATCGCCGTCCGGTGCTTGCCGTAGAACGTCGTGGCATCATTGCTCCCGCGATCGGCGCGAAGCCCCTCGGCCCGCACGCGGGCGTACTCGGCCCAGAGCTTCTCGTTCTTGGGGAACGAATAGACCATCTTGGTCCGCTCGCCCTGCCACTGCGGGTGCTTGTCGCGATCGAGAATGCGGTCCGCCAGATCGTCAGGGCGGACCACCGTCAGCGTCATCAGGCCGGCGATCTTCCGTCCGGGCCCGGCCATGCCGAGGATCGCGCCCGCGAGAATGCGCTCGCGGTTGGCGCACTGGGACGGCGAACGGGCACTCTCGTCGGTCTGCGGGTCGTCGATCAGCACCAGCGACGGGCGGACGCTGACGCCATCGACTCGCTTGTGCTTCATGCCACGGATGCGGCCCGTGATCCCCGCGACACGGATGATCGCCCCCGATGCTGCGGAACCCGGGATCGTGGGCAGCACGATCTCTCGGGCGGTCCACCCAATGTGGGTCTGCTTGCCTTGGTGGAGCTGCCCTGAAGCCCGCTGGTGGATGCCTTCGAGCGATCGGATCGGGTGGCAGACCTCTGGGAAGTCGCCGCCGAGGATCTCGCTGTTCTCCAGCTCCGCCTTGATCGAGTCCAGCATCCCCGCCGCGTGCTCTTCGTCCGACCCCACGAGCGCCACGAACTCCCGGTGCCCGTACACCAACGCCCACAGACACGCGATCTCGCACAGCGAGGTCTTGCCTGAACCGCGTGGCATCGCCATCGCAAACAACCCGCCTTCCAGCACCGCCTGTTCGATCTTGCCAATGACCTTGAGATGGTCATCCGACCACTTGAGGTGGAACGTCTGCGGGAAGTACGCCTCGCAGAAGTATCGGAAGTCCCGCGCGGCTCGATCTCGCCTGGCCGCGTCCGCAACCGGCGGTAGGTCACCAATGTCTCGTCCCGACAGCGAGAGCATCGCGTTGCGGAGTCGGGCACGCTCCTTCATCGCGTCGTAACCCGTCAGACCTTCGGGCGCGTTGGCAGCATCGGCGATCGCCTCGTGCCGGGTGCTCGCCAGCCACGCCACGTATCGGAACAGATCAACCTTGCCCGCATCGCCGTCGGCCGCGACGCGGAACCCGGCGCGCGTGCGATGCCGGTGGAGCTGCCGCTCGCTGATCACCTCGCCCAGCGGTGTGCTGTTGAGCAGCCGCGCGAGTTCGCCGGGCTTGAGTTTGCGCGGGTCAATCGCCACCTGCGGACATCTCCTTTACAAGCCATGCCGCGTAGTGCACGAGGTTGAGCGAACCATCTGCGTTGACGGGCGCGCCGGCATCGATGTCGGCGCGGAGCATTGCGTCCGTCACGGGCTTGCCGCCCAGCCGCGTGAGCACGCGGGCGGCGTCCGCCACCGGCAGCGCCGCCGGGTTGAGCCGGGACATTCCCTGTCCCCCCGCCGCTGGCCCGGAACTAGGCGCGTGTTCGGGAGTCATCGCGGACCTCCCGCGTGGACTTGCCCACATGGGCGGAAGAGTTGCCCACATGTCACGGAATCATCGAGAAATGCAGGCCGAACGCCTTGCCTGTTCCCCGTCAGCCGGCCAATGTGTGTCCAACGCGAGCGGGAACAACGCACCCCCCGCACGCGACGGAGACCACGAACATGAATGCGACCACGAAGACCACGATCGACCTCGCCAAGACCCTCGCCAAGAGCGGGTTCCACATCCCCGCCATCGAGATCCACACTCCCGACGGGCGCACCTGGAACATCGCGACGGTCCCCGCAGGACGCGGCCGCCACCTCGACGGCCACTGGGGACCGCGCCCCGGATCGCTCGGCGGCTTCCGCCTCTTCGAGATCGACCGCGATACCGACGCCCCCAACGAGCACGACGCGATCGACGGCGACACCTGGGCCGCCGACGAGTTGGTCGACTACCTCCGGGCGGTCGGCCAACCCAAGGACACGACGAGTTGGGACCGCAAAGACAACACCAAGCCGACGACCTGAAGCCCGCGAAATGCGGGCTTCGCTGTTTACCAAAGACCACCAACCCAAAGGAGCACGACCATGACGAAGCGCACCCCGAAGACCACCAAGCTCGAACCCACCGCCGCCGAGACGTACGCAGCGAGGCGCAACGACATCGCCCGCCTGATGGACGTGCTGCAGATGGAACTCGACAAGCACGCCGAGGGGGCCAAGGCCGACCCGCGCAACTGGGGCTTCGCGGGAAGCCTCGGAAAGGTCCGCAGCGACCTGGTCGATCTGGTCGGGTTCCTCAGCAACATGGACCCCGAGCACGTCGAGGCCTTTTTGAATGACGCCGAGTGACCAAAACCACCAACCGCAAGGAGCTACGCCATGAACATCAAGACGATCGTGATCGAGGGCATCGACCAAGACATCAGCATCCGCCGCACCGAGCGCGGGGCGGAGGTGACGATCGAACAGCACACCCGGCGAGCGGGCAGGCAGGACATCTGCATCGCCCACATCGCCCGCGACGAGGACCGAGAGAGCCGCTACGCCAAGGCCGCCGAGGTCGCCAAGGTGGTCTACGGAACCGGCCGCCGGGGCCGGGCCGCCGCCACCAACTCGATGATCCACGACGTGCTCAACGAGATGGAGCGCGTCGCGGGCTGCTGACAGACCCCACGCGGCGTCGCGGGAAACCGCGACGGCCACGCTTACCCGCCGCAATGTGCGACGGGAATCCGCACCACGAGTTTGGAGATCATCATGAGTACGAAGACCAAGAAGCCCGCGAAGACCCGCACACCGAAGATGTCCAAGAGCGCTGCCCGCGTCGAGGGTGCCGCCAAGACGGACCGCCTCCGCAAGGCAGCGCTTGCCGAGATCAAGGACCGGTTGGCTGGCGGGAAGCAGGACCACGAAGTCACCAGCGAGAAAGAGGTCGCCAACAACGCGAGCCTTGGCGCGGCTACCAAGGGCAAGAAGGCCAAGGGCGAGAAGGCCCCCAAGACGCCGAAGGCCCCGAAGCCCGCGAAGGAACCCAAGCCCAAGCGCGTCAGCGCCCTCGACGCGGCGGCGCAGGTGCTCGCCGCGAGCGAGGTTCCGATGCGGGCCAAGGAGATGATCGCGGCGATGGAGGCCAAGAAACTCTGGACCAGCCCCGGCGGCAAGACTCCCGAGGCCACGCTCTACGCCGCCATCATCCGCGAGATCGCCGCCAAGGGAACCTCCGCTCGCTTCAAGAAGCACGAACGCGGCGTCTTCGTCGCGGGGAAGGGAGCCTGATCCATGAGCGCCACCCCGGCTCCCCAGCCCGCGCCGACCCAAGCGCAACTCGAGGCCGTGCTGCAGGCCGCCTTGTACCTTCTCGGCGCACGGCAGGACCGGATGCTCACCATCGAGGAATGGACGGACCTGGCGCGGGCTGCCGCCGCCTGCCAAGGGCGCAAGACGGCCGACTACCTCACCGAGCACGACCTCGAGGACATCGCCGAGCGGTACGCCCTTGAATGGGACGAAGCGACGGACGGGGCGCTGCCCACCGTCGACGAAGACTGAGGCGTACATCACGCCTTGCTCCCAGCCGCGACGCTCGTCGCGGCTTTCTCTTCGGCCACACCCTTTGCCGGGACTCGCTCCGCCTTGCGGCCCGTGAACTTCTCCCAACGCTGCACGATGACATCGCAGTAGAGCGCGTCGAGCTCCATGAGGAACGCGTGCCGCCCGGTCATCTCCGCGCCGATGAGCGTTGAGCCGCTGCCCCCGAAGAGGTCGAGCACGTTCTCGCCGGGGCGAGATGAGAACTCGATCGCACGCCGCGCGAGTTCCACGGGCTTCTCGGTCAGGTGGACCATGCTCTGCGGGTTGACCTTCTTGATCGACCAGGTGTCCGGCACGTTGGCAGGGCCGAAGAAGCGATGGGCCGCGCCTTCTTTCCAGCCGTAGAAGCACCATTCGTGGTTGCCCATGAAGTCCTTGCGGGTCAGGACCGGGTGCTCCTTGACCCAGATGATCGCCTGAGCGAAGTACAGCTCGCAGCGCTTGAGCACGGGCGGGTAGTTACCGCAGTTGGCGTAGCCGCCCCAGATGTAGAACGTGCCGCCGGGGATCAGCACACGGGTGATGTTTCCGAACCACGCCGCGAGCAGCCGGTCGAACTCGTCGTCCGACACAAAGTCGTTGGCGAGCGGCCGGTCCTTCGCGCGGAGTTTCTTGTGCGTGGCGCGGCTCTTCTCGGGGTAGCGGTTGAGGTCGGCGCTCTGCTGGTCGTGCTGGTCTGCCTTGCCGGGCAGCGCGAACGAGCTCAGGCCGGCAACGATCGCGTTGTTCGATCGCGGCTCGACCTTCACGTTGTACGGCGGGTCCGTGTTCACGAGATGGATCGGCTGGCCATCAAGCAACCGATCCAGGTCCTCGGGCTTGGACGAGTCGCCGCACATCAGCCGGTGGTTGCCGAGCACCCAGATGTCGCCGGGTACTGTCGTTGCCGCGTCCGGTGCGCCCGGCACGTCATCGGGATCGGTCAGGCCCTCATTGCCCGCGGGAGCCATGATGGCGCTGAGGTCCTCGGCGCTGAAGCCGAGCAGCGCGAGGTCGAAGTCCATGCCCTTCAGGTCGGCGAGCTCGAGCGGCAGGAGTTCCATGTCCCACGAGGTCAGCGTGGCGACCTTGTTGTCGGCGATGCGCAGGGCCTTGACCTGTTCCGGCGTCAGATCATCGGCGCGGATGGTCGGCACCTCCTTGAGCCCGAGCTTCCGCGCAGCGCGAAGCCGCGTGTGACCGGCGATGATCACGCCTTCGGCGTCGACCAGGATCGGCACCTTGAAGCCGAAGGCATGGATGCTCTTGGCCACCGCGTCGATGGCGGCGTCGTTGATGGTGCGGGGGTTGCGGTCGTACTCGTGAACCGCGTCGATGGGAAGCGTTTCGATGTTCATAGCGATCTCCGTCGTGAGCGCCGGCGCGGCGCATGGGGCGTCGTGGTGGCCCGCCGCACATGCGGTGGGTCCGGGGATCGGTGGCTCGCTGGTTGGCTGGATCGCTCGGGCGACGGGCCCGTCCGGGAGCGCTTAGCGCCCCGATTTCCCCGCGCTACGGGCCGCGCCCGTTGGCCACGGGTCCGCCCACGTTGGCCCACGTCGCGTCATTGGCGGCGAGGCGTACCAACCCCGCCACGGGGCCGCCCCGCGCTCGGACGGGCGAAACAAACTCTGTCGCCAAGCGCGGCTGTTCCCGCGGGCCAAGCCACGCGATCTGGCCCGGGGAGTACCTAACGCCATCCGCCTCCCCTCCCGTAAGGCTTCCGGCTGTAAGGCTCCCGCTAGGCGCGGCCTGGCACACGACCTGCATGGGCGCTGCGGTGGGGAGGGGGGGGGCCGGGGGAGGGGTGGGGGAAGGTATAGAAAGGAGAGAGATACCTTCTTTCACTT